AGAATTCACAACCTCTCTCCTTGGCCCATATGGCATTGCATCTGGTGAGCTAACCAAATTTCTTCCTGGCAAAGATAAAGAATCACAACGCAAAGAAATCTTTCTTAAATCTGAACCCCTTTCAGAGTTATGAGATGGATTTGTTATAGCAGCACCACTGCGTTTAGTTGGCCCTGATATAATTACATCAAACCTATTTGGAATAGCATATCCATTATCATCATGATATGTAGCTAATATATTATTTAAAGTACCAAATGACGCAGCTTCCAAAAAAGATGCAAAGTTTCCAGCCATTAGATCATACTCCTTGAGTCTTTCCATACTTCTGCCGCAGAGGCTTTCTTAAATCTCTGTACAGGAAGTAGTGCAGCAACTGTAAATTCATCTGCGTCGATTCTACGAAACTGTGATTTAGTTTGTCCTGCTAAGTACCTGTGTAGGGTAGGTTTGATAATATTAAGGCCCTTCAACTTACTATAATCAACTACCAATCTAGTTGAATAATCAAAATTGTTATTGTTAGAATAATCAACTAATCCATCAAGTAATTTTATCCTAAGCGGTATAGGTAAGTAATGAAAATTAATACCCAGAAAGCCATCTGAATAAAATTCTAATGGTAGTACAAGAGGGAATGTATCATAGTAGGGTAATGTTTTTTTATACTTAGGGTCATAGAAAAACATATTCATTCTACCATAAAAGGGTTTATTAGACCTTTTACCATCTCGTATCAAATCCATAGCGCCGGGTTTACCAAACTCTTTGATTTTATCTTTATACCATTGAGTTGACTTTGGGCGACCACCGGCCGCATCTACAACTGTTTGAACGAATTTACTTTGTGCCATATTACTATTTATAAGAAATTCCTAGATGGTCTTCAGTTAATATCTTAAATTCCATACCATTATTATTGCACCATTCTGTTGCATATTTCCATTTTGCTTCATTGACGCCCCATGTCTTCACTTCATTAAACCAACGGCGTGTCTTTCTTTTGGGTTGTGATATTGGTGGGCTGCATTGTTTTTTGGGTTTAACTTCAATAATCATTTTCTTAATCTTACCATCAGACTGTTTAACTTTGATGTAAAAATCTGGAAAATATCTGTGAACTCTACCATCCCAAGGTGATAAATAGGGTATAATGACTTCTTCACTACCCCATTCAATTATGGAATTGCTTGTGTCACAGTACACCATAAATTTACGTTCCCACAAAGAACGATAAGTTATTTTTTGTGGGTTTCCCCGATATTTTTCGGGTTTCTTTGGAATGTATTTACCTTGATATGACATAACTTATAAATATATGTATAAGGATTATAAAAAATGGCTGCAATATTAGATGGTATAAAAAACGCGGTAACAGCAAATGCTACTAGAGCAATTAATAGTGGACTCAAAACTGTTGCTGGTAATTTAATTGGTGGTCTTGTAGGTAGAAATTCAGCACCTACTGCTCTTTCTAAAATTAATAACAAAACCAAATTTAGCACAAAAGTTCTCAATTACCCATTAGATATTGATGACCCATCTGGTTCTGGTCATTATATAATTTTCCGTATCAATGTACAGAGTAAAGGAAAATTAGAAATTAATGAAGCAAAGACTAGTGTAAAAAAGTTTGAAGAAGACTTAAAGGCAGAACTGAATATAGAACTGAAGCAGAAACAAGAAGATTATAAAAAACGTGGAAACACCGAAATTGCAACACTAACTCAACGCAAACGAACTCAGATTCGTGAAGATTTACTAAAAGAACAAGGTATTGTTGATTTTGATAAGACAAAGGCAAAAGCAGATTCCGGCACTAGTGGTAGAAAAGATTCAAGTTCAATCCAATTACAAAATCCTACAACAAAAAGAATTGACACTGCAATTGCATTATATATGCCACAACAAATTTCAACATCCTATCAAGCAAAATATAGTGAAGATACTATTGGCATTGTAGCTGAAACAGTAGGAGGAGCAATACTGTCAGGAATGAGTGGTAGTGGTTTTAAAGGTGTTATGGGTGTTCTAGGTGCTGGTGCTGAAGAGGGTATCAATCAGTTTTTACAGAAGGGTGCTGAACTGGCGGCCCCCGGCGCACAAGCAATGATGGCAATACATCAAGGCAAAGTTATTACTCCAAAATTGGAATTGATGTTTAAGGGTGTGGGTAGAAGATCATTTTCATATGAATTTAATTTCATACCTAAAAGTGAAAAGGAAGCAATAGAAGTTGAAAAAATTGTATTGGAATTTAAAAAGCAAATGTCCGCTGATTTCGCAGGCGGGGGAGTACAGGGCCAGAGAAGAATGACAATACCCAGTAATTTTGATATAGAATATATGTACAAGGGACAAGGTAATAAACATCTTCATAAAATATCTACTTGTGTATTAGAGAAAATGGATGTTACTTATGGTGGAGATAAATTTGTTGCATATGCTGGTGGAAGACCACAATCAACAAAAATCTCTTTGAGTTTTAGTGAAATGGAAATTATTACTAAGAAACGTATTGAGGATAATTACTAATGTATTTTTCATCTTTTCCCACAATTCCTTATGACTCCGTTGGTAATGGTGATTTTAAAATGGTCACTAATCTATTAAAAAGAGTTTCTATTCGTTCTAAGGTTAAAGCTAATGTTTCAGTGTTTGATACTTATGATGTAAAAGAAGGTGAAACGCCCGAAATGATTGCTGATAAATTATATGATGATTCACAACTTCATTGGATAGTTCTTATGATGAATAATATAACAGATAGATATCATCAGTGGCCTAAGAACAATAATCAATTTTTATCATTCATAAGAGATAAGTATGATAATCCTCAAGGGATACATCACTATGAAATAAACCAAGTATCGGGGGATACTACAATTAAGATAGATATTGGTACAGATAATACTGATTATCCTACAGCAACCCCTGTCACTAATTGGAATTATGAAGAAGAGAGACAAGATGCACTAAGAAAAATTAGACTTCTTGATGCAAGATACATTGAAGATTTTGTCGCAGAATTTGAACAACTTATTGGAGAAAGTTTACTGTAATGGAAGATGGTTTATACGGTGCCGGAGCTTTTACTATTGATGAATTGCGGCTGGTTACTACTACAGGATTAGAAATTGATCTTATAACTTCTGTTATGGGAATAACTCTGTATGAAGGCATTAAATCCACATGCATAACTGGCACTGTTATGTTGTCTGATGCTGTAAATTTAGCATCATATGGCCCTATCATTGGTCAAGAATATTTATATCTAAAAATAAGAACTCCATCATTTAAAGGTGACATTGGTACTATAGATTTCTCAGAGAACGTATTCCTTGTAAATTCACTAAGTTCAAGACAACAAATTGGTAATGGTGTTCAAGCTTTTGTGTTGAGTTTTGTTAGTCAAGAATTAGTCAGAGATCAACGAAGTAAAGTTACACAAAGTTTAGAGGGCTCTTGGTCAGACATTGTTTCAAAAATGCTATTGAACTCTAACTATTTGGGAACTCGTAAAAAAATATTTATTGAAAATACTTCTGGAGTCAAAAAGATTGTTGCACCAAATGTAAGACCCCTCGATATAATTAGAATGGCAACAGAACAAGGTGTTTCCAATTTTAAAAATGAATCCACATTTCTATTTTATGAAACACTAAAAGGATTTCATTACAGAACCTTAGCTAGTATGTATAATGAAAAATCTATTTTAGACTATACTACTGTAATTCCTGGCAGTAATATTGAAAGGGGTATTATTGATGTTGAAAAGGATATGCAAACTATATTAGGATATGAGATTATTTCTAATAGCGATAGTATAGTAAATTATAGAACTGGTGTATATGGTTCAAAGTTAATTGTACATGATATATTATCAAAGAGTTTTAGCACACAAATATATAATTATCATGATAACTTCATCAATGAACCACATATCGTTAGTGGTGTAACAGAAAATAAAATAGAGCATCCTACTGTAAGCTCTATTATTGTTGATGAAGAAGGACATAGAGTCTCTGATTTTGCTGCGAGAACATTCCTTCTACCAACATCAAAAGTTAATGGATTTGATTCTCAACATACCGCACCAACTAATTCAAATCCATACACTTCTTATCAACCAGAAAAATGGGTACAAAGAAGAAATTCTTCATTAAAGCAATTGGATGGTGCATTAAGTATAAACATAAAGGTTCATGGAAATACTCTAGTTAATGTGGGTGATAAGGTAATGGTTAACATACCAAACATTTCCTCTGTAGAAGGTGAACGTCTTGATAAATTTTTTAAGGGCCCCTTTCTGGTCAAAACAATTAGACATGATTTCATTATGACAACATCACCAAAAACTCACGAAATGAGTATGAATCTTGTGAAGGATTCTTTGGAAAAACAATTAGATTCACCAACAGACAATCGTGAACCAAAATCTGATAAAAGTGGTGGTCTAAAAATCGTAGAATACTTTTAACACTTAACAAAGGAGCAAAATTGGCAAAAAATTCTCAATACATATCCAATAACAAAAAAATGAAAAGGGAAACTAAAATGGCTAAGAGCAAAAATCGTATCAAGAAGATGACATTCCTAACTCAAGATAGAAAATATGTACCACTTTCTGAAAATGATAAATATGTTATAGAGATGGCAGGATATGCTAAAGAGAATGAAGGATCACAAAATGAAGACATTCAGCGAACTACAAGAGGGTCTGCAAGACCCCAATATATTTAAAGCATTCTTTCTTGCTGGTGGGCCGGGCAGTGGTAAATCATATGTTGTCCGGTACTCCACTGGTGGAACAGGATTGCGTGTTGTAAACTCTGATGACGTGTTTGAAAAATATCTCAAGGATGCTGGCCTCTCAATGAAGATGCCTCCCGAAGAATGGGAAGCAAATCAGAAAGAGCGCAAAAGAGCAAAAAGAGTTACCAAGCTCCGTAGGGATAACTATGTTGAAGGACGTATCGGTATGGTCATTGACGGCACTGGTAAAGAATACGACAAGATTAGACAACAGAAGGCAGACCTAGAAGCAATAGGATATGACTGCCATATGATATTCGTCAATACCTCAATTGATGTTGCGTTGGAGCGTAATGCTGCCCGTGAGCGCACTGTACCAGAGGATGTTGCCATTACCAGCTGGAAAGCGGTACAAGGTAATATTGGTAAGTTCAGTTCCCTGTTTAGGGGCACATTTGTACCTGTGGATAACAACAAGGCAGATGATGATATTGAGATGGCAACCTTCAAGGAAGTCAAACGTCTACTGAAGAAAAAGGTTACAAATACCCGTGCAAAATCGTGGATTGAGCTGGAGATGAAGAATCGTGGTATTACAAGAAAACCCAAAGGATGGTAAAATAGTTCTTGACAGAACCCTTTTCGTGTGTTATACTTAGGTATAAACTGAGGAAAAGGAAGACGTTATGACCCTTGAAACACGAATTGAAAAAGCAATTGCTGAGAATACTGACCCGTTCACAACGGATGCAGATATTCGTTTCTTCGAGACAGAAGAACTCAAGACCTTCATGAATGACCTTTGGGGTGCCGAAGGTGATTTCATCGACACGCCCCTTGGTAGGGGTCGCATTGAGAATGTCCGTACCAAGGCTGGTATTGACCTTGAGGTGATGGTCAAAATTCCTGAAATGGATGGTTTCACCCTGTTTAACGGAATGGAACTATTTGAAATGGAGCGTGTCTAATGATCCTAACCCTCAAAGGACTTACTGGTCACGGTAAGAACCGAATCAAAGAGCACGGTGATAAATGGGAAGTCCTCGATCTTCCCCCTGGCGTCAAAGATATGGAACCAAAACCCATATTTCCCCCCATAAAATCATTAAAGACAGACGAGTGGCGATGGCTGGATGATAAGAATTTTTCTTGGATTCCTGCACGATTTTAGTTGACAAACTCTATTTCGTATGGTATACTTAGGTATAATCAAGAGAGAGAGTTGGTATGGTTGATAGGATTGAGATGAATAAGAGTGTTGCCCTCGGATATGGTAACTTAGATGATCTTGACCTTGTAGGCCATGCCTTTGGGTGCGATATCTACGTTGAAACCGTAGAATCCACCGCAATCGTTGTGTGGGTATATGACCGTAACGTGACTAAACGGATGCGGCGTGGTAATTGGGTAGACGATTGCCCCAACACGATGGAAACCCGCTATCGTATCCCTGCGAAGGTTTGTTTATCCAAAGAGCGTGGTGCCTGGCATGTTGATCTGTTACAGGTCGATAGTCGGTACAAGGGTAAAAACCTTGCAATTAAGACCTACAAGTTCCTGATGAATAAGATGGATATCACCCTCAAGGCAGGCTCTAATCAGTCAGCTGGTG